AGATTGTTACATTTCTATGTTCTGTCACAAAATCAACCTTTAATACTTCATTTCCTTTTGCTGATAAAGTCTTCTTGAAAGACCATGACAGCACCAGATCACATTGCATCTGATACGGATCTTTTTTTCTAGCTTTAAAATCTGCTATAAGCTTGTCGTTAGGGTTAATTATTTCTGTTTTGCATTTCCTGCAATAACGTGCGGCTATGTCGTTTAGTTCATTGCATTCTTCATTCGGGCATTCTTTCGATGTCCAGTAATATCCACATTGCAAAAAACTTCCGTCATTTTGACGATGTAATGCCATACAGCGGCGGCCATAATGTGCAGGGATTGAGCCATGCTCAGTCATGATTCTAAGTCCATTCAGATCAACGTAATAACCATTCACATCAATATCAAAGCCATCATCATTTGGGCGTGCTGAAAACTCATTTTCAGTATTGCAATATTCGCAGACTGCGGTTATTGTTGTATCTGAGGATTTACCCTTGTTGGCTTTGATTTGTGGATTATATAAATCGCCGTCCGGGCAATGTCGTTCAAAGTTTTCGCCATAATCTAAAATCAAGAAGTCTTTTTTTAATCCGCTAGAAATAGCAACAAGTCTTTGTTCTACGGTGTCTAGCGGATAGCCAGCTGCATACTCTACCCTGCTTCCGCGACCTGCTATCTGCTGCATCAGGCGGATTGATTCCATCGAGCGCATAAATGCAATCACGTCAACATGCGTAAAATCAACACCTACAGTCATGGTTCCAACTGATACAAGATATTTGAATTTCTTTGCCTTGAAATCCTCCACCAATCTACGGCGTTCATTGGTTCCAGTATTGATCTTGCCGCCTATCATTCTGCTTAATTGTGGTGGCAAACTTGCCATGATCTCAATGGCGTGCTGCACAGTGGCGGCGAATATCATTACCCCGCGTCTGTACCTTGATTGCTCAATAATATCTTGCACAATTCGCGAAGTTTTGCGATTATGACCAACAAATGCCCGATCAATATCAGCCGGGAAGAACTTACCCATGCTGTTTAACTTTAAATTCTTTGTGTCGTAATGATCACCATGTATTGATCCAATGACCGGTGCTGTTAGATATCCTTCATTGATTAATTGGCGCGCACGGATAGTGAATATCTTTTTGATGAAATAAGGGTCGCGGCATTCATCGGCAGAAGATGGCCTGTCGTTTTCATCCATCGCGTAAATTAAACCGCTACCAGTTCGATATGGTGTTGCCGTCAATCCAAGTACTCGCAGCTTGTCGTTTTCTTCGCGTATATTACTGATAATATGCTGGATTGTTGGAGTAATACCTTCGCATTCGTCCAATACAACTAAGCCAAACTTTTTCCCGAATTTAGCTATTGCATTCTTAATTGTGATTGGAGTACCAAAAACTACCGGATGTCGCAAAGATTTAATCCCGAGCGATGCGCTAAAAATGCTGGCTGGGTTGCCTGTTGCTAAAAATTTACCATGATTTTGTTCAACCAGTTCAGCACTTGGAGCGGTACACAAGACATGTTTACCTGATAGGTTATAAAATGATTCTGCCAGGGCAGCAATTATGTGTGATTTGCCAGCTCCGGTAGCAGCTTCAACGATTGCAGGAGCAATGTTTTTCCTTGCCCATGACATTGATGCATCATGGGCATTTTGTTGATAATATCGCAGCATTTCACACCAATGTTTTTAACACGTCTTGCATGTCATAAATCTCGCGCATTTTCTTAAATACTTCGAGCGGATATGACAAATCATCATATTCATGCACAGTGAAGACAACAGGATCATCAACAGTTTTAGGATTATTCACTTGCAAAATATATGAGTTCGTGATTTCTCCTAGACCGTTCTCTTTAATGAGATTTGCTCTTGCTGCAAGCTTGATAAGGTTCTCTGGATAGATGTCATTTTGGATAACAAGCATTACCAAAACACATGGATCATTTTTAGTTGAAAATACATCGAATGTATCTCCATACTTTAATGATTCGGATACGAGTGATAGGTTTCTGAGTTTTCCTAACAAACTGAATTTTTCTGACCATGTTAAAAACTGAGTAAAGCACTCCTTGGATCTGTCTATACAAGCATCTGAATAATGATCAATGCTATAAGGACTGTTATCTAGTACAAAGCCAATCCTCTTAAATGCCAACCATCCTGCATTTGTTGTATCTCCGTCAGCTTCTTTTAATTGTCTACCCATTAATCCAGCTTGATTTGCGCGATATAACAGATTGCCAATTCCGCCAATTTTGCAATTATCAAGAATATTATTTAATGATGGTACTTTCCTTCCTTCAACTTCATATTTGATTCTAGCCATTTTTAATCTCCCAATTAAAATTTAATGAATACGTTTTTAATATTTCCTTCTGCTATATCAATTGCCAATTGTTCTGAATGCCCTTCATCAAATCCATAATCAATAAAAGACTGAATAGTTTCCTCAATCACACGTTGCCGATATTCTGCATCAGCTATACGCGCGTTTTCTTCTGCCTCTGCTTTCTCTTTCTTCTCTTTTTCTACTCTTTCCTTCTCTTTTTGAACTGCAATGATTGCATTCGCCTCATCTAGTTTGGCCTTGGCTTCACGTTCTGCTTTTTGTGTTGCCAAATATGCTAAATTCTCTGCCTCTAGCTTTGCCTTTTCTGCAGCTTTCCTTGAGATCTCTGCTTCACGATCTTTCTGAGCTTGTTCAGCTTGTTTGATACGTAACTGTTCAAGTTCTCTCAAATCGTTTTCAATCTTCACCTGAGCATCCAGGCGCGCTTGGCAGTCACGAATTGCATGAGTGCGCGCAATTGCAGCCTCTGCTGTGTACTCACCAAAGGACTCATCTATTTCAGTAGCCTCAAGTCGTTTCAGGTGCTTTGCAATTGTAAATGCATCGCTACCAACTTCAGGCAATCTTTGCATTGCTTCAATGCGTGTTTCGATCTTTGCTTTGCGTTCTGATTCAGCATTTTCCCAATCTGTAAGCGGCTTTCTTACTTCGTCGCGCAGATCATCAAGGGCGGCACGCAGCATTTTCCGAGAGTTAAGCACAGCGGATAAAGTAGCATCAATCTTTGCTCGCTCTTGGTCGCATAGATTCTTTCCAGCTTCATCAAGATATGATTTTGATCTTGCTACCTTTGCTGCCATGCTAGCAATTTCTGCGCGTCCTTTTTTTGTACTGATATCAGGTACAAGTGATAGTGCTTCCTTACGGATTTTGTCGAGATATGGGTCAATACCACCATCCTCTACAAACACCTGCAATGCGTTTTGTTTTGGCAATTCAATCATTAATTCTGTGCTCATTTATTTCTCCCTATAAGCCGCTAGTTAGGCGGCTATGTTGTTGATTTAATTGATTAATTTAAAATGGAATATCATCTGAATCATCCAATTCCATTTTTTGCACAGCTTTCTTTGCTACCGTCGCTGATGCTTTTGGCGCTGATGCATTTGGTTTAGATGCTACTTTGCTATTTCCACCAGAAACGCCCATTAGGTAATTTTTTTCTTTCCTTGTATCTTTGTCAGTAAATAACCCAACAATAATTACCATACTTTTATTAATCAGATATTTCTGAAGTTCTTCCTCATCAGGATCATAATCTAGAGATGAAATTTTTCTCCCCGCAAGAACGTCGATATTCATAAATAACTTGTAGTCTTTACGTGCCTGCTCTTCATTTCCATTATTTTTGTCAATAAAAAACCTCTTAAATATTTTCTGTCCTTTAAATTCACCGTCCTCAATATCAAAACGCAAAGAAATACATTTTTGTAAGTTTTTCCCGTCTTTGTGATTTTCTTTAGTCAGCCACTCGGCCTTATCAATTAAGGCCATTACACGGGTTTCATGTGGGATTACCGGAAAATCTCCGCCGCCTTCTTGCACGTATTCGCCGGTAAATTCTTCTTCATCGTCACTCCAATAATTAAATGCCATTTTATTACTCCTATAGTATTTTAAATAATTTATGATCCATACCCAGATCCAGATCCAGATCCAGATCCATACCCATACCCATACCCAGATCCATACCCATACCCAGATCCAGATCCAGATCCATACCCAGATCCATACCCAGATCCATACCCAGATCCAGATCCATACCCAGATCCAGATCCAGATCCAGATCCATACCCAGATCCAGATCCAGATCCAGATCCAGATCCAGAGGTTTGGTCTATGTAATTATCCAGCCTTGGCATTTTGCGCCTCTTCAATTGATTTTATTGAAATATCAGTGCATGGTATAATTTCTATTGCTTCAAGCCAAACTGTTTCTACAGATTCTGCTATTTTTGAATCTTTTTGTTTGATTCCATTTACTGCAACCGCAGATAAGCTTACGCCTTCTTTAGCCCACCATGTCCACATCCTACGTGCATTTGATAAAATTACTTCATTTCTATCTTTTTGATATAAAGTTCCAAACCATACTCCGGCTGAGTATGTTCTGATAATTACCTTTTCCCCTATCATCATATTTAATCCTGATGATACATTTTCTTTATTATTAATTAAAGACGATATTTCTTTTATCTGTCCAAGTGTTAAACTATTGATATCAAACATTTTTATTGCTCCTTAAAATTAAACTTCTTTTAATCTTCTAGTGCTGGATCATCTTCTTTATCTTCTTGTGTTACGATTTCTACCTCTTCAACTTCTTGTTTTATATTACCGCCATTAAAATATGGGATATATTCAAAAAGCGGGTTTGTTGTTTCCCAAGGTTTATAAATATCATCAAGTTGGTAGTCGATTTCAGTGGGCATAAAATAGCGGTTCTTTGCGTCTACAAAACCCACTACACCATCGGATGATGTTATTAGTGTTCTATTCTTGCTTTTCTTCGATCTACCTTGTTTAATCTGTTTGCCTTGTTTATCATATTGCGCTCCTGATATGCTTTCATGCTGCTTGATGTAAATAACTGCATCAGATTCAGAGATGTAAAAATCACGGCTTTTCTTGTGCATTCTCATACCGTACACCGTGTATTGATCTGGTAATTCAGGATGATTTTTGCGTTTGTATTCATCCGTGTGAGCAAGAAATAATATACTCATATCTCGTTTTGCGCGGATCTTGATACACTTTTGGATGATATCTTTATGATACCCTGCTACCACGTCATAAGCTTTCTGAAATCCGCCACGACAGTCTTGTATTGATTTTTCATCATTCTCAAGTCTAACTATCTCATTTTCAAATAGCGCTTGTAAACTTGTAGTAGTGTCAATTACCAGTGTTTTATAATCGTGATCTGCTTCGTAAATCTCCTGTAATTGATCGAGAATTACTTGTTTTGGGCTGATCTTATAATCAGGGTTTGCTTCTGGAAGCTGCTTTAAGAGCAATGGTTGACGATCTTCCGGCCATGTTTCAAATACAGTTCCGGAATCCTCGGCCTGAATAAAAACAGGTTTTGGAAACATTGCCGCTAATGTTGTTTTGCCGGCGCTCGGAAAACCTACAAGCGTTATCATTGGCGGCTTAATCTTTGTTTTTGTTGCTTTGCTTATGTAATCTGACATTTCTTTCTCCCGGTTTGTTAATTGATGTGTTGCATTATTTCACGTTTTAAAGTAAAATGCAACATCTTTCACAATATTTTAATAAAAAGGTAAAAAATGTTAAAACCACACGAAATTCGCAAACGTTTAGAAGATTCAAATTTCACAGCAGTTTCAAAGAGTTCGGGAGTAAATTACCATGTGCTATATAAGTTTATGAATGGTGGTGACGCAAGATTTTCCGTGATAGAAAAATTATCTGCTTATCTAGAGAATAAAGAAAATGGGAAGTAATCATGAGCATTGAGAATCTATTGTCACGATTATCCAAAGTCAGGCGAAGGGGCATCCATCAGTGGATGGCTTCATGCCCTTGTCATGATGATAAAACCCCGTCTTTATCAATCAAGGACGATAACGGGACAATATTATTGCACTGTTTTAGCCAACAGTGTCCACCATCTGACATTTGTGATTCAATTGGGTTTGATATTGTTGACTTATTCCCGCCGTCAGACAATTACGATGCTTCACAACCAAGGCAAAAAAGACAATTTTATGACGCCGCACAAGTACTTGAGGGATTGGCTTTCGAAATATTGGTTGTGCAGATCATCAGTAAAGATATGCTTAATAATGGCACGATCACACTTGATGAAAGAGAACGGCTTGTCAAGGCAATATCAAGAATAGATGCAGCTTTAGAATATACAAAAAGGATAATGATGTGAAACAAGAAGAGCTTGAGAACAAGCTGGATGAACTTGCAAGGCGTTATTTTGGCGATTGCAGCGAGAAAGAAAAAAAAGATATTTGGAAGCCGAAATTTGATCTAAAGAAACCGCCTGGATTGGTTGGTGAAGTAACTAATTACATCAATAGTCAATGCCGGTTTCCACTTGAAAATCTATCAGTTTTATCAGCGTTGGTGGCGGTTGGAAACATCGGCGGACTGAATCACACGATAGACAATCAGAGACTAACAAGCAATCTACTAGGGTTTGGTATAGCCGGATCAAGCACCGGAAAAGAGTCGGTAATTCAGGCTTTTAATGATCTGCATATTGAAGCAGGTATGTCCGGTGCGGTGCATGGGTCAATAAAATCAGAACAAGAAATTATACGCAATCTAATCAGACATCAGGCCGCACTATATAATATAGACGAATTTGGAATTTTCCTTCGCAAATTGACAATGTCACATAAATCTGGTGGCGCTAGTTATCTGCAAGGTGTGATAGGTATTATCATGTCGGCATACAGCAAGGCAAGTGGAAACTTACTGTTGTCTGGTGATGTTAAAGACGAAATCAAAGCATCTCTGAATAAAGAACTTGCAGCACTCAATAAAAAAATGGATTCAGGAGACGCTACTGCATCTACCGAGCAACAAATGCAGTCAATTAAAGAAACGATTAACACGATTGATACAGGGCTGGTTAATCCTTTTTTGTCAATTATCGCATTTAGCACCCCATCCACTTTTAATGAGTCTGTTAGCTTTGAGCAAGTCACATCTGGATTTATAGGCCGTGCAATCATCGTCAATGAACCGGACACAAACCCACGTCCCAAGCCTGGATTTGAATATACTGAAATGCCGGACAGTCTAAAAATGCAAATTAGGGCTCTTTATGCAACTGGGGAATATAACAGCTTTGATAATCGTGTTGAAGCGCGTGGAGATAAATCTGTTATCAAGACAACTCAAGAAGCAAAGCAAGCTTTGCAAGATGCATCGGATTGGATTTTTGATGAGGCCGACAAGCACAAAGAGAAAACCGGTTTTGAAGCAGTTGTCCGGCGCGGTTATGAAATGATCGAGAAAGTATCTTTTATACTTAGCATGGGATCAATGGAAAGGGGTTTGTGGGCTGTTGAATGGGCAGTAGAGTACATTAGGCGCGATATCGAATATAAAACGCTTCTAGCGTATTCTAATGTAAAAGAAAAGAGCGACCCGGTGCAAAGCATGGCAGCAAAGATTTTATGCAGTATTGATAAAGATGGAATTACAGTAGGAAGATTGGTAAATAAATACAGGGTCAAAAAAGAATTGGTGCTGGAAGCAATTGATGTTCTTGAGAGAAAAGGTAAAATATACACTGAGTACAGGCAAAACAAACACAGAAGCATCCCATCGCTCTTTATTTTTAAGAGATAGAAATGACAGATAATAAAGTATATATAAGGTATTGCAGAACTTGCAAGTTTTGGAAGCCAGAATCAGAGTTTAAAAATGATAAAAGAGCGGCTTCTGGTTTGAGCAATTTTTGTAAAGAATGCATTAAAAATAAAACCAAAAACAAACATCAAACCACAAAACGCAGTAAAAAAAGAAAACTATCCGAAGAAGATAGACAAAAAGCAAGAATTATAAGATACGAAAAACTAGGAAAATTTTACTCAAATTAATTGCATTGTTTTTTTAGTTGTGTTATTGTGCAAGTTGGTGAGCATGGCACCACAACATGTATTGTAATAAAAAAAGGGCACATAGTTCCTTAAACCTATGTTTAATATAAATAAAATTTAAATTAAGTACATAAAGCTTAATAAAATTAAGTGCGTAATACCCGGAATAAGATGTTCCGGTGAAATAAAAAAGAAAGAACTAAAAGACTGAAATTATTAACTGATATTATTTTACTATCAGTTTAAACTGAAATAAAACAATAGGTTACAGAACTGAATCGCAGAAACGCATAACCCCTTAACACATTTTTTATGCCCTATATAATACATTATATATATAATGGTTGTTAGGGATAAGTACATTTAAATATAGGATATTTAAACAATATCCTTTTTTTACGTTCAAAATCTTCTTTTTTTATATCTTAAGTAATATCAGATATCAGTTCTAAAACTGCCTTGAAACCCGCATGGATAAAGTAAAGACTGATATTATATAGTTCCGCTCCAGTTATATAATAACTTATTGATTATATTAAGAATAACTGTAAGTATTGTCTGATTTTTAAGCGCTTTCAGTTGTTCTTATGTATATATTAAAACACAATAATTTGAGACAACAAAAAACCCGCATATAGCGGGTTGGTTTTTGAGTCGTGTTTGTTAAGGTATTATTAATAATCCAACATCAGCAATCGATAAATTAATATAGCCGTTCTGACAGCCAAAATCATCTATATAACTTATTCGTGCTGATACTGTTCTGCCAGTGTATTCAAACCCATTTAAACCAGGCCATCCTTCATGTAATGTTACTGTGTCGCCGATTTGATAATTCCGATCATTTAAACGTACCTCGCTACGTTTTTTGCCGTCGACGACATGTTGGTAATATTTTGATACAAGTTTTAAATCGTGGTGCATTCTATTCTCCTAATTCTTTGGATATTTTAGACCAGTAGTCATATCCTTGCGGTGTTTTATCCCAATTGAACATGCTGTATAGCAGTTTCGATTCAATTTTAATAGATCCTCCACCATCAAACAATATATTTTGATTGTTAATAATCCATTGAGCAGCATCAATGTCGATAGCTGCGATACGTTCAATGAGAATAGTCGGCCATAATATTGGTGGGTCATATTCTATCCAGTCAGATATAAATTCGCAGTCTGCTGGCAATGGTGCGTTAACCCATTCATCCACGTATCTATCTAGTGTATATGTGCCTCTGCAACCTATTTTCCTATAAACGCGATAAGCCGGTTTAGGTTCGATCAGCTCAAACCCATCTGACAGCCATTTTGTATCTTTTATCACCACGCCGGTATTAGTGTTCTTTAGATCCCATCCCGTTATCAATTGCATAACAATTAGATCGGCATTGGGATTTGTGCTTACTTTAGCTATGTGCTTTATTGCTTCTTGATCTTTGTCTGTTAGTTTCATTTTTGTTTCCTTGCCAATCTGGTTGGGTGTGGGGTTAATCATAAACTCTGCAATCATTTCAATGATGCGTAGAAGCAGCCGATTAAACCAAGATTTATATATTGTTCAACTCTTTCTGAAACGTCTTTGTTACGTATCATTAACAAGCTAACAGCCTTAGCTGTTGTTCCGCTTCCGGTTTTCTCTCTGATGTCTGATGCCGTTTTCTCTAACGCTTCTTTGGTTACAAAGTCCATTATTGCTTTATTATTTCTATAGTTTAGAATCTCTGAAACTGCGGTATTAACTAATTCTGTATTTGTCATTTTAATCTCCTGGTTGGTTATTTGCTGCTGATGTGATAATTATACAGATAAATAACTATATGTCAACATTTATTAGTATAAATATTTCTTATGGTAACTATAAGTATTTCTTATGATAATTTTCTTACATAATTTATTAGTTATGTTATGATGCAAGTGTGATTTAATTTTATAGATGCAAAAATGAAAAAGAATAAGATAGATAAAAGAGTGAAATATCCATTTTATATTAGCGATGTTGGGTATTTGGGTAAGTTTATATTTGAGACAAGAAAAAGTGCTATTGAAGCTAGATGCGCGGCTCATATGGTCTCTTTTAGAGACGATTGTAAAAAATTTAAAACAAAAATACGCGAGACGGATGCGGGAAAATTTGAATTGACTGTTGAGAGAATTGAGTAATGGTAAGGGCATTTAAACCGCCTCAATCAAGTATTGAAAATTACAATTTAGTGTGGTCGTATTGTGAGTGCACTAAAGAAGAAGCAAAGTATGAAAAGCAAAAAATACTAATGAATTTTGAAGAAGTTGATTTTAGTTACAAATTAATGGCAGAAAAGATTAGAAATGAAACTGGATCTTGAATTTTTTATTTATTTTGTGATTGTTGGAATACTAGGTACTGTATTGGGTTTTGTGTATTATTGTACTGACATGTATATTAATGATTATTTGGTTTATATTGGCCGATTCCGGCAATAGTGATAAGTCTACACTTTAAAAGACATTTTTTAAATTTGGAGAAAGAAATGAAGAAATTATTTTTAGCGGTTGTTTTGTCATTATTTGCATTGCCAGTTTTTGCAACGAGTTACGCGATTATGGGTGGTGTTACGCTTAGTGGGCCAGGTTTTGGTACTGCTGTTGTAGCTTTGCCACTTGATTATGATCGGGTATTTGCAACAGAAGCTTTGTGCAATACTGCGTTAAATACTTATCTGTTGTCAGATATCACACGGTCGACATCGGATGGTGCTGGACATTTTGCTCCGGGATCTTTTACACCTTTGTCAGGGACTTATAAAACATCAGCAGCAAAATGCGTACCTATTAATTAAGATATCTCCCGCTGGTTTCCTGGTTCCAGTTTAAAAAAATCAGGGTTATAATGATGTGGAGATAAAAATGAAAAAATCAGATTTGTATAGAGAGTGGGCGCGTGTGCTGGATATGTGCGAAGGTACTAATGTTAATCCAGGAAAATGTTGCGAGCATAATGGCGTAAGGGGGAGTGCTTTCGCGGGCTTTAGTTTTACTGGTAACCCAGATCTTTATAAATTTGCGGTAGCGATACTTGACGATAAGCCGGTGTTTGTTGGTGATAAACTTTGGTCTGGCGGTAATGAGTATGAGATTAAGTATGAGCGGTCTGGACGTGGCGTATATGGGCAGAGAGTTAATGATTGCCTTTGGAGAGCTTATCAGGGTAACGAGTTTGAATGGTGGAGTCCACCAAACATTGAAACACATTTAATCATTAAGAGGAGTAGTGGTATGGATATGAATTTTGGAGAAGCACTTACAGCATTAAAATCTGGGTATAGGGTGTCAAGAGATGGGTGGAACGGCAAAGGTATGTTCTTGTTTCTGGTTCCAGGATCAACATTTACCGTGAATAGGCCTCCGCTGCTTGGTATTTATCCTGAAGGCACTGAAATAAATTATTGTGCTCATATAGATATGAAAACCGCTGATAATAAAATTGTGCCTTGGTTGGCAAGTCAAACCGATGTTCTTGCTGATGATTGGGGTATAGTGGATATAGAGTAGTTAAATAGTTAGCTTGACACGTTAAACAAGTTAACTGAATATAAATATCCCAACCGGAGCCTGTTACCGGACAACAGGCAGAATTATCCGAAAGATATTGCTACACATGATGCAATAGTAAAAACAAAAAAATACCGCAGTACATATAATAGTAAGCACGGGAGGGCGTGGTAATATGTATATTAAAAAATGGTTTGGTGGTGCATTAAAAGATCAAAAATATACTGCTACAGATCTAGATCTGAAATCGCAAGAAAAGGAAAAGTCAGAAATCACTTTTGAATCTGACAAGGAATTGCTTGAAAGAAGTCTAAGCGTAAGAATTGGAAGTGATTTGATAGGCTATATAATTAAAAAAAATGGAATTTGGGGATGGATGCAGGTTAAAGAAGCATCGTCCTGTTTTGGGATAGAAATACTTGACACTGAAACAATGATTGCAATAACAGAAAAGCTTAAAGAGCTTAATGGCGTTTCTGATGTTCAGATTGAGATTAAAAGACTAGAACAAAGATTGCTTCAACTTGAAATGATGAATAGTGTTTATTTGACTAGCCAGCAAGTAAAGGAAATAGTTGACGAAGTAGAAAATACAAGAGCAAAATTGAAAGTTTTAAGAGCATTAAAATAATGCTTGACAAAGTGCCAAAAAGTGCCAATAAAAGACCGCAGCCCAAAGGCGGTAGTCGAAAAGGAAAGCCGAATAAAACGACTGCAGCAATCAAGGATATGATTGAGGGCGCACTTCAAGATGTTGGTGGCCGCGCTTATCTTGCGAGACAAGCAGACGAGAATCCGTCTGCATTTATGGGGTTGTTAGGTAAGATATTGCCAAAAGATATCAGTGTGTCTGGTGCTAATGGTGGAGATATCATTATAAAAGTAATTAAGACAATTGTTGATCCAAGTAAACACTGATCTCCCGAGGGTTTTTGTACCTCTTGAACAACCATCAAGATATAAAGGCATTTGGGGTGGGCGCGGCTCTGGTAAGTCGCATAATCGTGCTGAATCATTGATTACAGAATGTTTGGATAACAAAGGGTTGCGAGCTGTTTGCATTCGGGAAGTACAGAAAACGCTCAAAGAATCATCGAAGAGACTTATTGAAGATAAGTTACAGCAATTTGGACTTGGTGAAGCACAAGGTTTTAAGATATTTAATGAAGTAATACAAACGCCTGGGGATGGCGTAATTACATTTCAAGGTATGCAAGATCACAATGCGGAATCTATTAAATCTCTTGAGGGTTTCGGTAGAGCGTGGATCGAAGAAGCACAGACTCTAAGCGCAAGGTCACTTGAACTGCTACGGCCTACAATTCGTGCTGATGGTTCGGAGATATGGGCAACGTGGAATCCAAGACGAAAGACAGATCCAATAGATGCAATGTTTCGTGGTGAAAATTTACCCACAAATGCTATAGTGGTTCGTGCCAATTGGTCAGATAATCCTTTTTTCCCTGATGTTTTGGAGCAAGAAAGGCTGGATTGCTTACATAACAATCCAGACGCATACGATCACATATGGGAGGGTGGATATGTTGCTGCGGTGATCGGTGCATACTTCGCAAAACATATTGCAACTGCTAGACAGGAAAACAGAATAGGAAGGGTTGCACAAGATCCGCTTATACCTGTGCGTCTGTTTATGGATATTGGCGGTACTGGTGGCAGGTCAGATGCTTTCGCAATCTGGGCGACTCAGATCATCGGTAAAGAA